AGCACCGTTCACCTGTGTTTCAATCTTTTGTTTCAAGTCAGCAGCTACAGCAGCATTGAGCGTACCATCGTCGTTTACTTCCACATCATCGTCAAGCTCATCCACGTAGGTGTTATAAGCTATTTTCAACGCTTTGTCAATCGTTCTGATACGTGCAATTGTATTCAGGTCATCCGTTAGCGAAGTGGCTGTGAAGTCACCATTAAAGAAGTAACCTGATTTGTTTGGGAACTGGCGCAATACGATATAACCTTTGTCACTGATTGTACCCAAATCTTCACGCCCTTTTACAGCAACACCATCGCTCAAGTAAGCAGTGTCGATAGGTAAAGCACCATTTTTTACACGCGAAATTTTGCGCTGTACCGGTAAAGCTGCAATCTGACCTAATATCAACCCAATGGAAGCGGAACCGCCGGTAATAGTCGAACACAATCCTACTGAAGTGCGATATTTTGTTTCGGTATGCAAATCAAGCAATGAAGCTGAATCAGTCATTTTACGACCTTCGATAATCAACACGAATGGCATTATTTTACCCAGATACTCCATAGCCAACAATTGACCTTTAGTTCGGGCTGTTGATACTTCAGTATCCAACCCATCAAGGGTAGTTCCGGCATCAGCAGCAACCGCCGTACCTAAAGCCATAATTTCGCCATTGGCTCTATTCAATAAAATTTTCGCCGGACAAACCTCCAAGTCTTTATCAACCGTTGCTGACAATTTCACGGTTGTAGCAACAACAATAATCCAAAGTTTTGAACCTCTAGGAGCTATAGAGTAAAATTCCGAAATATGACGAAACGCGGCTGTATTTGTTCCGGTTGCATCAATGCCCAGGGCTTTTGCTCCATCGGTACTATAAATAGCATAAGGAGTATTCAGAACCAACTTATCAGCAACGGCAACACCGGGCAAAATAAAGCCCACTGTATTATCGTTTGTTTCGGCTACTAAGCCCAATCCGTTACGGACAAGGCTAATTACTACATTTGGTAATCCGGTCATGGTTTACAGTTTATAATGTTCCGGACTTTTGTCCACTTTCTTTGAGTGATCTAAAGCATTTTCGGCTTTAGTAAACCAATATCCGTTTATAGGACATCGCCAAATTTCTTTTACATTTTGCGAAGCCATAAGCGTTTCGGCTTCAACTTGAAAATCTGGATCCACTTTTTCTTCAGCTTCGGTTACGGTTTCAGCTTCTGTGGATTCGGTTGTTTCAGTTACTTCCGGTACTGTATCAGTCACAACATCTTCGATAGTTGCAGCTTCGGGTGTTTCGGGTGCCGTTTCAGTTACATCAGCTTCGGTAGTTGTTGCTTCAGTTGTTTCCTGTGCTGTTTCAATTACAGCATCTTCGGTAGTTGCTTCCACTTTTGCAGTTTTCGCAACTGGTTTTACATTCTTTGCCATACTATTTAATTATATTAAAGCGTTTTAGAATTCGATATATAATGAATGATAAAAGTCCAATAAGCCCAACAATAGCAACATATACCCAACCGGGTGTTTTTGATTCTATTGATTGTTTTGATGCTGTTTTAGTAGCTGTTTGTGCTTTACCTTTATTTTTAAGTGATGCATTGGCTTTTAGCTTCGATTTATCTTCATTAATAGCCTTAGTACTTACATCGCTTTTTGAGCCTGCATTTGCAGTTGAGTTCTTATTCTCACCACGTTTAATTCTTCGGTTTGTGGTGGTAGTTTCAGTCGGATATTGCTTACCGGTACTATCCGGTTTCGACAATTTTGTATTGGTAGTGGTTTCTTCTACCGTTTCGGTTGAAGTTCCTTTATCGGTTGAATTCAATGAACTGGCAGTCGATTGACTGGTTTCGATTGAATTCTTTACATCCAGTTTTGCATCGGTTGAGGTATTGGCAGTTGAGCTTATATTCGTTGAGCCTGTTGATACGGAACTGTTAGCTTGTTTCAATGTTTTGCAACCGGAATAAAAAATAACCGAAACGAATATAATGCAACAAAGTATGATTCGTTCTGCCAATAGATTGTTTAAATTTTTAGTTCTCATTTTTCTTTGGTTTAATGGTGTTTATTAAATTCATCCAACCTCCAGAAATAGCCTCTATAATAGCCGTTTTTTCCTTTCCTTTCAGTACTGAAACATTTTCTAAAATTGAAGTAACATACTCAACTAAAAATCCTGTTAGACAAACTATAAATGTGAAATTAAAGAAGTTTTCAGCTGCTATATCTATCCAGTTCTTTGAACTCTCAAATTCCTTTTGGAAGGCATGTATGATATAAAGAATTGCAAGCCATATAAGTATTTTTATCACACAGCGTGAGAATCTAAACGACTCAAATTTTTTACCAAGTCTTTTTGAAGCTCTTATTCCGGTTACCACTTCAATAACTATCGCTACAAACATGGCAATTGCCAAAGCCGGTGTAACGCCAAATAGATAATTGACTAATCCGGAAAGAACTGAAAGCGTTAGTACAGCACCATGCAACTGGTATTTGTAACTGGGAAATATCGACAACGCAAATTCTTCTATTGAATTCCAGTCGTACACTGCCAGAAACTTGATAAAATAATTCTTCATAATTCAAAAACTCTAGTTGACCAACCTTTGTAGTACTTCCACTGAGTTGGTTTTCGTTTACAAATCTTATAGTACTTCAGCAACCGATCATACTTATAAAGCTGAATGAATTGATGTTTTGTCATTACCGGGCGTTGGTTCAATTTTGCAATAGAATCGTTCAACAATGCTATTTTAGCATTCAACACCACAACTGTATCCTTTTTAATTACCGTCTGCGATATACAGCACCCCGGGATAAGAAGCAACAGAAACACTAACTTTTTCATATCATTGAATTTAATTTTTCCACCAATTCAGGAGTTACAATGCCAGTTTGAGCCAAGCCAACGATTGATTGAGCACGTTTGACAGCAGGTTTTATTCCTTCGTTTATGGCACTATCAACCAGACTATTTCCTATCTCCTGATCATCAATAAAATCACCACCAACTTTGTCCCAAAAGTTTACGCGATAGAAATTCATCACGGCATCACCAAGGATATTGGTTGGTTTCAAATTTGACGGAAAACCCGATTTCTTTTTAGCTGAATCAATGACAGACCAACCAGTCCAAGTAGGCCAGAAATTACGAGCAATACCTTTGTAGGTTTCACCACCGGCATCGTCCGAATCATTCACATAACCACCTTCGGTTAAGAGAACTTTTAAAATTGCTTTTTTATAGTCTGCCATATCACTTGAATTTAAATGTTGGTGTTATTTCTATATCCGGTTTAGCCACTGTATTACGTTCAATTGCTTTCTGATCATCTACCGATGTGGTGAAGTCGACCCGAAAAAGGATATACTTTTTGCCATATTGCGGTTTGTATTCGGCTAATCTGTTTAGCGGGGTAAGCTTATCAATGGATAAGCCTTCAAAGGCTTGATAGAGATCATCAAATTTGTCCAGAATATCTAAGCTTGTATTTTCACTTGTGGAAGTAATGAAGGTATCAGAACCCGAATTGACATATAGGTAAAGACTTACAGTACCGTCACCAATTTGTGCGCTTTCGCTCAAGTTACTAAAACGGAAATCTCCAAGTTCGATAAACAAAGCCGGAAGCGGAACGGGGTAATTTTGTACCTCATTTTGCATTTGACCCTTTTGCAAATCCACAAATTTGAGATAGTCCAGTTCGGATTTAGCCCGGTCGCGTAAGGCTTTGTATATATCGCTTCTTTTCATTTCGTTTTATTTAAACCACTTCAACTCATCACTGAGTCGAAGTGGCTATCCAACCTATGAAAAAACTAACCCTATTATGCTGATACAGCCTGATAAATCATTGCCGAATACTTTTGAGCATCTTTGGTAAAGTCCGCTTTGAAACGGTGAGCAAAACCAAACTCAGTAGCACGACCTTCAGTATTCTGAGATTTATTTTTCAGGAACATTTCAAATGAACCACCGGCACGGAATACTTCGGAACTGATAAACACAAATCCGGCGGGAACAACATTGCCTGTAATAACAGCTCCTTGTGCAGCTTTTGCAGCTCCTGTAATATCATAAGCAATCATACTATTATTAGTAGCCTTATGTATCTTGAATCCATAGTAATTAACCACATTTGGATTAATAATACCGGTATTTTGTTGGAAGCTAATTTGAGCTTTCAAAATATCGTTGTTAGCTAAATCCCACCACATATCCGAAGGTAATACCAAATTACGTCCTAATTCAGGAAAACCTGCATTATCCAAAGCACGTGCAAAGGTCATAATGTCATTAAGAGTAATTGTTTTTAATCCGTTACGTGCAGCACCGGTTGTTGGCATGATGATTCTCTTAGCACCAGCAGTTGCAGGAGCAAAAGCATACGCAGCATCGGCAACCTCTTTAATCAAAATAGCATCACTTGACTTTTTAGTATAGTATTGAACCTTATCGTAAGGCAATGCGTGCATATTGATATTACGCATCTTATAGTTTTGAGAGTCGTAATAATCCAATGATACATCGTAGGTAGTTTCAGCAGGTTCTACGCTATCAATATCCGTAGTTCGGTTTTTATATACTGTTGGAGCAGCACCGGCTTCGGGGAATCGTAATGTTTGACCATCAACCACGAATGAACTTAAATCCTGAGCCTCATTAAGCCAAGTATCTATTTTTACATACTCTTCTTGCAAACTACGCATAAATACGATTTGCTGAGTAGATAACACAATCGGTCCGGTTGCAAATACCGACCCAACGATTTGCGGAACATAAGCCGCTCCAAATGCAGTAGCCACACAAATGAGTAGCACTCCCAATACACCTAAAAATCTTTTCATCTTTGTTTTTTGTTTTTTATTAAAACTAATACCTATTCTTTTTTTACGAGTACACAACGCAACTTATTTAATGTTTGCGAAGTATTTGCGAAGCCTTTTTACGGCTTTACTCTTCCACAGTGGTAGAAATGCCCAACTTCTCACTTTCTTTCAAAAAATTGCCCTCTAATTTTTTGTAGCGATTTGGGTCATCTTTTTTCATAACTGATAATGCTTCATGATCTTTCTTATAAAAATCCAAATAAGTCCACTTAGCACGTTCGTCAGTTTCTTTTTCTTTTCCATCTCCCATACCCAGCACAAAAGTGTTCAGACCATCAGTACCTTTTTTAAGCTCAAGCACTTTCTTTGTGCCGTCATAGTCATTAACCGCACCGGTTCTGTAGATACTCTTTTCGGGTTCAGAGATAGCACCACGATTGAAATGCAAAGAAACTAACGCATCAGCTTTCGCTTCAGCGGTTTCTGTACTAGGCGTTGGAACTACAGCTTTCACACGTCCATCAAGCATTTTGCTTACTGTGTCGTAATTGGTTAATGCCAATTCTTTCAGACCTTCAATTTCGCCATCCTGTAACACGCCGCGTTCTTTGTGACGTAGCACCAAATTTTCAGCGTTCAATTTTTTTGAGGCTGTCAGTTCATCCTGAAGTTGCTCAACTGTTTTTTCTACTTTATCCATAATTGGAGTTTTAGAGATTAAATTTAATTTATACGTTTTCCCATCCGGGGTACATAATTTTACAGCATTCTTATTTCCGGGTAATGTGACCAACGACACTTCAAGTAATTCAGACTTGGTAATGGTTGAACTTGTTTGTCCGGGAAGCAACTGTTTTACATCGTCGCTTTCTTCTTTTGGAAGAATCTGAAGACTTACAGCACTCATAAAGCCATCGGCATACTTCCAATAAAGCTTCACAGCATCTTCGTCGTTACGGTCAAATTCAACAGAACCTTTCAACTGACCGGCTTCAATTCGTAAATTAAACCATTTACCAACCGGTGCCATATAGGTGGAGTGTTGCAAACAACAAATCGGATTTTTCAAAAATCCTTCCATATCTATACCTTCAATAAGCAAACGCCAACCGTAACGATTGACTGTGTTATCACAGATGATGAAATCTTGTGTCAATTTTCCTTCAGGTAATTTTCGTTTTGTTTCTGCCATATCGGTCTGTAAATTTTGAGCAAAGTAAAAGCAAAAAAAAACACAAAAAAAACGCTTGATTCGTAGTTGTTCGATTTTTCAACAACTACTGTCGGAATTTCGACAACTATAAATCACGAGTTTTAATAGCACAAAAAAAAGTAAAACCTTTGTAATGCAAATAGAAAACTAAACGATTAAAAAGCATGTAAATGGCACAATTCACCAAAGCCGAACGCGAACTTAAAATTGAACAAGCCCGGCGAATGTATTGCAAAGGTTTCGACGCTCAAACCATTGCCGACATTATGGGCGATGTAACCAAACGGACACTGGACGGTTGGATACGCGAATATGATTTCGACCGTAGCAAAAAGAGTCAGATCATTGCACTCTCTGAAATTCGGAACTCCATACTCGAAAGTTATGCCGATTTGCTCGATGGGAAAAAACCTAAGATTACTCCTGATCAGGCTGCGAAGTATGCTAATGCTTTTGAGAAGTTCAGCAGCAAGAAACAAGTGCTTTCGTATATGCACGAAGCTTTTGAGATGCTTAGCGAAGAGTTTATGAATGACATTCAAAAGGCTGAAACGCCAAAACAAAAAGACAACCTGTTGAACGATTTACGCGGGGTACGTTCAAAAATGGAAAATGTATTAACCCGCCTAACCAATGAAGTATTAGGCAATGAGTAAACTTAAGATTGAATTCCTTAAATGGGTTATGGAACTGAATGAGTATCTGATTGGATATAAAATCAAACGCCTGAAGCGTAAAGCGGATAAGTATCGCGAAGTGTACGGTTCACAGATGTTTGTGCTAAAACACGAAGGCCGTATCCGTATGATTAGCAAGCGATGGTTTAAATATCAACGCCAATTAGGAAACTTTCCGAAAACAATGACATCGGATGATTTAAAAAAGATTGCATTCTACTACACACGCGGATAAATGACTAAGAAGGAATATAAAGAACTACTCGACCGGTTCCGTGAAAAAACGGCTTTTATCAATAAGGCCACGATTGACAACATTATCGAAGAAACACCGGAACAACAGGAAGCGCGTATAAAAATGCTGCTGAAACCGGAGAACTACGGCCAGTTCTTTAATTACTACTTTGGCAAAGGTACAACCATTCCAATGGCTGACAGTGATTGTGCCTGGTATCATACTTCTATTTACAAAGACTTATACAACAACGATTTTATAACGTTGTTTAATCTCATTTTTCGTGGTGGGGCAAAGTCTACTCATGCTAATATGGGTTACGCTTTCGGACTTAAACAAACTCAAAAAGCCATGTTTCAACTGGTTGTAGGAGCTAATGAGGTTCGCGCTGCTATGTTGCTTCAGGACTTGCAAGTTCAATTTGAATCAAACAACCGAATCATTAAAGACTTCGGTATGCAAAAGAGTTATGGCAACTGGGCTGATGGTCAATTTGAGACAACCGACCGTTGCACATTCATGGCTTTGGGTATTGATCAACCGTTCCGTGGACTTCGACAAAATGGTGTAAGGCTTGAATACGTGTCGCTTGATGATATTGAGGACAAAAAGAAATCAATGAATAAATCATTGGTTCATGAGTATGCCGACAAAGTAACCGGTGATATCCAGGGCGCGTTTTCAAAGGACTCAGAGCGCACCATCATCAACAACAACTATTTTACCGAAAAGGGTTTTGTAGCCACATTGGCCGAACGTAAAGGTTTCGACCTGAAAAAGATTGATACTAAAAACAATCAAATCCGGAAAGAAAAATTTTCCACGTTGTATTTAGTCAATCTCACTACAAAGTATTACGATCAGCTTAATAGTTCTAGCGACTGGAAACCCAGTTGGGAAGAAAGATACACCAAAGCTGATTGTTTACGCAAGGTTGAACAATACGAACATGATCAGGCAACGCTTTCGGGTGAGTTCTACAATACGCCCATAAACGTTGGCAAGCGTATCAAAAAGGAATGGATACGCATGGTTAAGCCAAAACCGTTCGATGCTTATCTTGTGATTGTGGGTAACTGGGATTTTGCCTATTCTGATAAAGCCTGTTACAAAGCATTGGCTACTATTGGAGTTCGCGACTTGCACATGACAGTTATCGACCTTTATTGCCGGCAAACGGCTGATATTGAAACCGCCCTGGAATATCATTATACACAGGCTAAAAAGATACTAAGCATCAATGGCTCAACAATCTATTATTTTGACGGTTCGGTTTCGCAGGAAGTAATCTATTACCCTATTCTTATCCGTGCTGCACAAAAATACAAGTCTATCAGTATTCCTATTTCGCAAAAGAGCGTCACGGACAAATACACAAAAATAGACACTACACTTGTGAGTGTGTTGAGCACCGGTATTTTAGATTTCAGCGAAGAGTTGGAAGAAAACCCGGACTGGGAAGAGGCCAAAGCACAAATGCTCAACTTTGAGAAAGGCGGTAGTTACCCGGTCGATTTCCCGGACTCCCTGACTGATGCAATTCTCAAAGCCCAGGAATACCTGAACGGAGATTCTGAAGAGAACGATGAGACTGATAATAAACCGATAATTGGTAAACGTGAACGTGGTGGATACTAATATAAATAACTTACTAACATGGCATTTCTAACTAAAGCAGAACTTAAAACCGTCGGTGATTTGAGTCTTATTGATATTCTTACCGGTGTAGATGATACGATTATAACTGACATTATCGATGAAAGTATTGATAAAATGAAAGGCTATTTAAGCCGGTACTACGACATTGACGTAATTTTCAATGCTGAAGGTACTGCACGTAAAAAGTCAATCGTAAAACGCCTGAAGGATATAGTAATCTATGAGATATACGAACGACACACGCGCGATACCAATGCCGTTGCAGCCCGACGCTATGCCGAAACAATAGACTGGCTCGAAAAATCGTATACCGGCGAACTGGGAGATAGAACACTCCCTCCAAAACCAGCCGAAATAACCGATACCGAAGGAACTACCGGCGATGTCCGCTTTGGTGGAAATACACGTTACAATTCAGCTTATTAATTCATAGATATGAAAAAGCAAAAAGACTTCAATAAATTAGCATTGGCAGCAAAGCCAACTAACGTACAACCAACTGGACGCAACGCTAAGAAACCACCCATAACCGACACACGGGGTTCTGATACTATGGAAATAGACTATTTCCGGCTGTATGAATCCATGTATCGAAAAGAAGTAACCGATTGGCAAAACGCACGTTTCGCACGCTATGACCCTTTTCATCCGGTAACGTACCTGATACAACAGCTGTACAAAGATGCTATGTTGGACAATCACCTTCAGGGAGCTATCCAACAACGTATTTTGCGGGTGGTAAATAAAATTGCCGTATTCAAAGATACTGAAGGTAAACAGGATGATGAGCGTTCAAAACAAATCAATAAAAAGTGGTTTCGTCATGCTATCCGTAAAGCAATGGAGTCAAAGTTCTATGAATACAGCATGTTCCTAATATCAGACTTCACTTCGGGAAGTATTCGCAAACTCGTTGATATACCTCGTGAAAACATTATTCCAGAAAAAGGACTGCTTTTGAAAGAAGCCCATAACCCTACCGGTGTTGCTATCCGGTACGAAGATTTTTCAAACTTTCTTATCTATGTTCAACTATCACCCGACAAAGGCGGTATCCTGGAGCGCATTGCGCCAATGACCATCTATAAAAGACATTCATGGGCTTCGTGGGATGAGTTTGAACAAATATTCGGTGTGCCTATCCGTATTGCAAAAACAATGATCAATACCAAAAAGCACAAAGATGAGCTTCAGGAGTGGTTGCAAATGATGGGGACTTCCAGTTATGGAATCTTTGACAAACAGACTGAAATTGAAATCAAAGAGAATCAGAAAACCGATTCTTTCAATGTGTTTGATAAGAAGATTGAGCGTATCAACAAAGAAATGTCCAAAGGTATTGTAGGGCAAACCATGACCATGGACGATGGTTCTAGCAAATCACAAGCCGACGTTCACCTTCAAATGTTCCAGGATATAACCGATGCTGATATTGCGGATGTTCAGGACTGGATTAATGATGATTTCGTTCCTGTTTTACGCAACCTTGGTTTTGACATACCGGAAGGCTACACCGTGGAGCTTCAGGCTAAAAAGAACGTGAAAGCAAGTGAAAAGATTAAGGAAGACAGTGAGTTGCTTAAATACGGCTATAATCTTACAACCGAATACATCGAAAGTACTTACGGTGTAATGCTTGACAAAGAGAACCCAAAAACACAACCGACTAAAGCAAG